CCCGTGACATGGGCAAATATCTCGCTCACTTGAAGCCATTCCGCCGCCCGTCGAAGACTGCGACGCTTGAGGCCGAGCATCGCGTCGCCGATGACGTCGCGCCCGCCTATGCGGCCGCGATGCTGGCGGGCTTTCACGAGGCGCGTGCGGTCTCGCTGTCGGTGGCACGCCAGGCGTTCGAGAGTGGCAACGTCCATGCCTTCGAGCGTGTGATTGACTGGACGCCAATCAAGGCGGCGATGCAGCGGCGCTGCCGGCAGGCGAGCGAGACCGCCATCGTCGCCGCGGCGCGCGCCCATGCACGGCTGCTGCCGAAGAAGCTGTGGAAGCAGGATGAATCGGACGCCGAACGCCAAGCCGCCGAGGATGCCGCGCTCCAGCAACTGGAGGTGGCTGTCGGCACCGCCTTCAATCTCCGCAACCCCTACGCCATCCGCTGGGCCGACCAGCACGCGGCCGAACTGGTCAGCGAGGTGACGTGGGAGACCGAAGCCGCCGTCCGGGCCATCGTGCTCCGCATGTGGAACGAGGGCCTGACGGTTGATCAGGCGGCGCGTGAGATCCGCCGCATCATCGGGCTCACCGAACGCCAAGCCATCGCCGTCGAGAACTACCGCCTCGGCTTCGACCCTGCCACCGATCCCTCTATCGTAGAGCGCCGCGTCGAGGATTATGCCCAGCGCAGTTTACGCCAGCGCGCGGATCTAATCGCGCGGACAGAGGGCATTCGAGCCTCCGTGGCAGGCCAGCAGGTGCTCTGGGATGAAGCCAGCAATGCGGGCATCCTCGAGCGCGACCGCACCTTCCAGCAGTGGCTCGTGACGCCCGATGAGAAGTTGGCGGTTGTTGGCCCGAAGACAAAAGTGCTGACGCAAGGCGGATGGCGGCCAGTGTCGGACATTCGCATTGGTGACTTCGTACTGACGCACAAGGACCGCTTTCGTCGGGTAATGCAGGCGGTTGGAAAGTGGTATGCTGGCCCAACGGTGAAGTTGACCGTTGGATGTAGGGAGGTGCGCGGGGTACATGTGACCTATGGCCACCCAATTCTCGTGCGTCGCAACGGGGCGATGGCATGGGTAGTCGCGGAAGAAGTCTGCGAGAATGATTGGGTGTTTCTGAATGGCGTTCCTTGCGTCGGCTGCGGCACCGTGCTGCCATCTGGCTCGCGGTCGAAGGCAGAGCGTTACTGTCATTCTTGCAACGTAGTTCGGCAGAATGCATCTCTGGCCGTGCGGGAGACGCAGCACGATGCAGTGGTAGCGTTCAACGCGCAGCGATGGAGTCGCACCGGAGAGCGGGAACGGCAGCGGGAACGGGCATCCGCTCATTGCCACTCACCAGCGGCACGGGCGAAGATGAGCACCGCTGCCAAGGCGCGCGGAATCTACCCGTTTCGCGATCCAGAGGTGCAGCGAAAAATCCAGCAGTCCCTACAAGGGAGGCACCCATTCAGCCAGTCGGAGACGCGCAGAAAGGCCTATCAATCGCGTGGCCGCAATGCGCGCGGCGGGTCGTGGTTGGAGCGGAAAATTAAATGGTTCTTGCAGGTTCAGGGTATCGCGTTCGAGGCGCAATGGTCCTTTACTTACAAGTTTGATGGAAAACAACGAAGCGGAGCAGCAGACTTCTATCTGCCTGGGCCAAAGATGGTAATTGAGTGCGACGGATCATGGGCGCACAATCAAGCCAAGCAGCGCCTACGGGACACGGCTAGGGACATTGCATTAGAGGCCCTGCATGTACGGGTGCTTCATTTAAGCGAGGACGTGATCCTGCGGCAGTTCGATCAAGCAGCATCGGCGATTCGGGCTGCTTGTTGCATCGTCGCGCATCCGATCAAACGCATCACGCATACGAAAGGTGGGGCGCGGAACGTCGTCTATCACCTCTCAGTTGAGGAGGATGAGAGTTTCGTCGCTGGGGGCGTCGTCGTTCACAATTGTCCCATCTGCGAAAGCCTTGGCCTCGCCGATCCCGTGCCACTTGGCACGCCATTCCCCACGGGCGACTACGGGCCGCCCGCCCACCCCGCCTGCCGTTGCGCGCTGCGGCTTGTCTTTCAGGACCCCGCGACGCCGTAACCTTGTAGCATAATTTGCTTTCCGCATCTTCCTCTCATGGATCAGCAATGAGGGGCCGTTCTGCTTCCGCCCATCAGCGCCGTACATACCGATGCACCGATTGGACGGCAGATGCCCTGGACCGTTGGTGACGTCGAAGGTCACATCGCGGGACTCACGGCCGAGCAAAAGTCGGCGTGGGTGAAGATCGCGAACAAGACGCTCGCCGAGTGCGGCAGCGGCTCGGACTGTGAAGGAAAGGCCATTCGCGTGGCGAACGCCGCAGCCAAGCGCGTCGGGAAGATCGCCAAGGTGGACGCCGCCCAAGGGCGCGTCTACGGTTGGGCGAACGTCGTAGTGGACGCGGATGGCGAAGAAGTCACCGACCTGCAAGGCGATCGCATCGCGCCCGACGAGATGGAGAACGCGATGGTGGACTTCATGCTCTCGTGTCGGGAGTCTGGCGAGATGCATGAGGGGGAGACGCAGGGCCAGGTTTTCGAGAGCCTCGTGGTGACGCCGACCAAGTTGGCGGCGATGGGATTTCCCGAAGACGTGATCAAGAACTTTCCGAGCGGGACGTGGATTGGGGTGCAGTTCAAGCCGACCGACGAGGCGTTCCGCAAAGCGCAGAGTGGCGAATACACGATGTTCTCCATCCAGGGTAAGGCCTTGAGCAAGGCGGAGGACTAGCGTGGCCAAGCGCCTCACGAAGCTGCAGCTCAACCGCATTGATCTCGTGGACCAGGGCGCGAATCCTGGCGCGCATATCACCTTGGTGAAACGCATGATCGCCAAACTGACCAAGACCGTCGCGGGGCAGGAACTCTCGGCCTCCGACTTCGCCTTCGTCGGCAACCCCGATGACATCGCGACCTGGAAGTTGCCCGTGCATGACGCGGCACACGCACGCAACGCGCTCGCCCGCGAGAATCAGACGGAGGGCATTCCCGCCGACAAGAAGGCCGCCGTCCACGCGAAGATCGTGGCGGCCGCGACCAAGCATGGCGTGGATGTGAGCAAAGCGGACACCTACACCTGCGATGAGTGCGGCAAGACGTTCCCGACACAAGCGGCCCTGGACGCGCACGAAGCCAGCGCACACGGAGAGTCGAACATGGACGACACCAAGAAGCAGATCGCGGACCTCACCAAGCGCGCGGAGGCGGCGGAAGCCGAACTCAAGGCGCTGAAGGAGAAGGACGTGAAGCCCGATCCACTGGCGAAGATGGACGCCGACTCGCGGGCCGTGGTCACCAAGGCGCTGGCCGATGCGGCCGCCGCCAATGAGCGCGTCTCGAAGCTCGAGGAGGAGCGGGATCGCGAGGTCTACATCCGCAAGGCGGGGGCGTACAAGCTGATCGCCAAGGCCGACGACTTCGGCCCCGTGCTCCGCAAGATCGCCAAGGCGCTGACACCCGAGGAGTTCAAGTTCCTCGAGGGGCGGCTCGGCGCGGTGCAGGAGCAACTCAAGACCAGCAAGTTGTTCACCGAGGCTGGCGTGGGTGGAGGCGATGCCGGCAGCGCGGAGGAGAAGTTGAACACGCTCGCCGTGGAGATCAACAAGGCGCAGCCCAAGCTCACGAAGGAACAAGCCTACGCCGAGGCGCTCAAGACGCCCGAAGGCAAGGCACTCTACGCCGACCATCAGGCATCCATGCGGCGTTCACATCAGGGAGAGGAGTAGCCCATGGCGTGGGAATTCCCGCTCATCAACGCTGGCGACAAGACGGCCGCTGCCAACTACAGTTCGGCCTCGAGCCAGTTCACGGTCGTGCGCTCGACCGGCACCAACTTCACGAAACAGACCACGAAGGGCGGTGTGGCACTCGGCGTGCTGCAAGACCTGCCCAGTTCCGGCCAGCCAGGGGCGATCATGTATCAGGGCGTCTCGCGGGTCCGGGTCAACACGACCGCCCATCCGAAGATCAACGTCGGCGACAAACTGCGCGCCAGCACACGCGCAGGCGTCGAAGGCTCGACGGCGAACGTGGTCTACTATGTGCTCGGCCGCGCACTGGACAGCCTCTCGTCCAATTCGACGGGCATCATCCCCATGCTCATCACGCACCAGGGGGGTGGGTCCTCTGGTATCGCCTCAGCGCCATAAGGAGACGCTATGCCACTGCCCCCAATCTCACAGGTTCACGTTGATGCGCCGCTGACCAACGTCAGCGTCGCATTCCTCCAGGCGCAGGAGAACTTCATCAGTTCTGGCGTCTTTCCGCGCGTGCCGAGCCCGAAGAAGTCGGATCTCTACTTCGTGTTCCCGCGTCAGTATTGGCTCCAGAACTTCAGCCGGCGGCGTGCGGCCGGCGCGATCGCGGCGCGGTCAGGCTATACGCTGGCTACGCAGCAGTTTCGCACGGAGCGGGATGCCGTGGCGCACGCCATTCCCGATCCTGACCGCGAGAACGCCGACAGCCCGTTGGACTTGGATCGCCAGGCGACCGAGTGGATCACGCAGCAGATGCTGCTCGGGCAGGAAGTGGACTTCGCGAACAACTTCTTCAAGACGGGCATCTGGACGGGCTCGTCGTCGGGCGGCGACATCACGCCGGGCGTGACGTGGGACGATGTGGCCGCGACGCCCGTGGAAGACATCCGCCAGCAGAAGCGGGCGGTGCTGAAGAATACGGGGTTCGAGCCGAATGTGGCCGTCATGGGCAAGGGATTGTTTGATCGGCTCATTGACCACCCGGACATCGTGGACCGTATCAAGTACGGCCAGACGGCAGGCGGCCCCGCCGTGGCGAACGAGCAGACCCTGGCGCAGGTGCTCGGGGTGGATCGCATCCTTGTGGCCAAGGCCGTGAACCAGACCGCGGCCGAAGGCGCGGCGGCGGTCTACGACTTCATCGTGGCGTCGCGCTCCATGCTGCTCGCATATGCCGCGCCGAATCCCGGCATCTTGCAGCCCTCGGCGGGCTACAAGTTCGTCTGGGGAGGCACCGGCAACAACATGGGCGTGCAGATCAAGCGCTACCGCTCGGAGCCTGAGGAGTCCGACGTGATCGAAGGCGGGATCTGGTATCAGCACAATCTCGTCGCGGCCGCGCTGGGCGTGTTCTTCTCCAACGCGATCTCGGCGGCGGCGGCGTAATGCTCACCGCCTTGAAGCCCTTCCTGATGGCGGGGGTCTACTACGGCCCCCGCCAGGATCGCACCTCCTTCAAGGAGGCGGTACGGATTGCCCGAGAAGCGCAGGCCGAATTGTTGGCGAGTCCTGTGCAGCGGGGACTCGAAGCCGAGCGATCTTCGCGGGAGGCTGATGCGGCGGAACGGATTGCTAGGGCAGAAGCCGCCTTGGAAGTGGCCAGCATCAAACGCGCTCCCCACGTTCCACCGGAGGCATGGCAGGCGCAGAAGCCGCGGCTGCGGGCGCTGCTGTTGCGGGGCAAGTTTGTGCTACAGACGCCCGATGGCGTCAAGGTCGCTCGTCGGGGCAGTCGCGCGCGGCGCGCGGACGTGCTCGCGACGTCACGCTAAGGGGGCACCATGGGTTTTGATAAGGACAAGCGACCGAGTGTCACGCCAGGATTGGCGGAGTTCGTGCAGACCGCGACGACACAAGCGACGGCGCTCCTGAATCGCGGCATCTCGCTCTGTTCGCGGAAGTCCTCCGTGGGCACCTCGACGCAGCTCTACACGCTGAATGCGCCCACGCGCGCGGGCCTCGAGAAGCTCATCCTGATCGCGGGGGCCAATGCGGCGACGAGTTCGCGCTCGGTGCGTGTGACGGCGGCGGCGGGTTCCGGCTTCTTGACGACGGGGGCCTCCACTGGGGCCACGAAGATGACGTTCAAGCTCCGCGAGTGGGGCGCGTTCCTCGTGTCGCAGAGCACCAAGAGTTGGATCGTGTCCTGGCTCTCCTCGCGCCCTGGCGTGCTCTCATAAGGTAGTTCCTTGGGCGGGGCGCATTCCTCACGGCGACGTGCCCCGCCCTCTCTTTCCCTGCCGTGAGGAGATTCTTCATGCCTCCGCTTCGCCCAGCAAAGAAGATCGCGCTGCTCGGCTTCACTGAGCACCGCAACAAGGCCCCATTCGCCGAGCCGTCGTGGCAACTGTGGGGCATCAACGACCTC